TTTTGTAGAATAAAGTGAAAAAGTCAAAAGTTTAAAGAAAGACTAAAATCACGGCAATGTTTGGCCGTTTGCAAATGTTGGAGCGGTGCGAACTGTTAGATTGTGTTCTAGTTCGTAATCGCGCATAGTTTTTGCGGAGGGAGGAATAACATCGGGGGAGTTAATGAAATGTGCGTAGTTCCATTTGGGTGCGTATTCGAGTGGACCTTTGTATTTGGAAAGGACGTTGATTACTTCTTCGAGTGTAGGAAATCGAGGGGAGTTGATATCCATGGAGAAAGGAGCATCTTCGAGGTCGCGGAAAATTTGGCGTTGTAGGTTAAGACGAGCGCGTTCATCTTCTTTGTGGAAGGGAAGGAACATTAGGAAAATGTCACGGCAGAAGTTGTGAAATGTTCGATCTTGGCCGGAGGCGGCGAAGGCGAGACCGATAGCACGTGAGGACATGGTATGGTATTTCATTTTGTGTTCTGGGTAACAGAGTTGGGCGACGAGTTTGTCAATGTCACGGCGGGGGGAGCCGAAGTTGCAGCGGTAACCGAGAGTTTCGATTTTGGAGCGGAGCGGAGTAATGACAGATTTGGTTTTAGAGAGCGTCATGTTGTAGCGATCTAGTGCATATTTCTCGAGGAAGGAGATAAATTCATGGAGACGGGCGAGGGGCCAGTTTGTAAAGCCAGAATTATCATCACCAAGGACGAAGAGAAGGATAGCGCGGATTTCAGAGTCTGAAAAGCCGAATTCTATCATTCCATCGATGAGAAGGAAAAGATTGCCGAACGAGTCTAAATACTGAGTGTTGTATATACCAGAAGGTACACCAGCGTGTTTGCGGCGGTAAGCGAAACCATCAACAGAGAGGAAAGTCATGTTGTTATACCATAAGTGGAGGAAATGGAGTAGGTTGTCGATCTTACTATAAAGTGAGTGTTCAGTGAGGTCGGGGTAGGTGGGGTATTCATACGTGGGTTGGTAGCCATGGTTAATGACGATGAGTCGGCGAAGGAAATCAGTGTAGTATATATCAGTGATAACACGGGGAAGGTGTTGATCATATCCGGACCAGTCTATTGTAAAGAAAGTGGAGAAGGATTGTGCGAGATAGTCTAGACGGTGGTTTGAGCCACGGATTGTTTCGAGACCGTGCATTATAGAGCAGGAAGGTTTGCGAGCTTGAACTAAGAGGGGAAAGGTGAGCATAGTTTCGATGATGAGGAAAAGGTCATCGGCGGCGTAAACGGGACGGACTTTAAGGGTCTTGTCTCTGTCTGAAATGTGGTTGCGTGTGAAAAGGAGTGTCGGGTAGTCGTTAAAAAAGTCATCGTTAAGACGGATGTAGTGGAGGACTTGTTGGTCAGTGAGATCTTCAGTTTCGGAAGCGAAATGGAGATTAAAAGGAGTGCCTGTTTCTTTGATATAATGAATGATTGTGCGGGCGTTTTCGTAGGTTGCGTTGTAAAAGTAGCCTTTAGAAGTAGGTTTGTCAGCATATTCATGAGAGTGAGAGTATTTGGCGTGGGCCTTTTGTGTGAAGGAGAAACGATTGTGGTAGCCTGTACCTGTAACAAGGGGAAGCTTAGCGTACTGGGAGTCGACGAAGTGCATAGGTAGATACGGAGTTGCATCTAGGAAGTGGAAAACGTGGGAAAGGACGTGTTCTTTGCGGAGTTGATCGATAGGAAGTGAAGGTTTTTGTGGTTTGTTAAAATCACGAAAGGTAGCATCAGTGGTTCCAGCGGGGCGGCAGTATTTGTTTGTGTGAGGTAGATATTCGGGGTATTTGAGGACGAGAAGCTGTCGGATGATAGGATCGAGGTCGGGGCCGAAGTCAGTGTCACCTGGGAGGTAGGATTCTTGGGAGTCTGCGGATTCATCAGGATTGAGGGGACGAGAAGTGAGAGGATCTGCTTGGATTACGTGGCCTGTGTGGTAGAGAAGAGGGACTTGGATGAGGCCTGGGACGGGGAGTCGGAGTTCAGGGGTAGTGTCTTGGTCAGTGAAGGGGCGGTGCAATTCGAAGGGTTGATCTTTCGATTGGTAGTCAAGGCGAAGGGATTCGACAAGTGTGGAGTATTCAGCATTTAGCATGCGGTGTTTTACTTCATCTTGGGAGTCGTGATAGACTTGAGAGTAGTGTCGTCGGGTGTCGGAATCTTGAATCTGAATAAGGGTCTGTACTTGGGAGCGGTCAGTTGATTGGAAAATTTTCCATTCAGTAGTTACTCGAGTTAGACGTTCAGAGAGGTAGTTGCGGACGGCGTTGAAGGGCATATTGACGGGGGATTGGAAGCTTGTAAAGCTTTAGACGAATGTGAATTCTTGATCTTTAGGGGGCGGAGGGCCGGG